TGAACGGTACGTGAAGCGGGCAGGGCTCGAAGGCGAGCATCGCGTGGCGGTCGTGACGAGCCACTTCATGGCAACCACGACGACGAAGACGCAAACGCATCTTGAGCCAGTAGCGTAGCTCGCCAGCGAGGACTGGGACTGACAGGCCATGGACGGCCGACATCGCAAACGGATTACGCGGCGGCCCCGGATCTTTCGCGGCGCGAACTACGAGGTGATGCACTGCCAGGATCGCCTGGTGCTATTGACTGGGCCGGCTGGGACAGGCAAGAGCACGGCGTCTTTGTCAAAGGCGTACCAATTCGCCTCGGAAGTGCCTGGCGCTCGGATCCTTCTATATAGGAAGACAAGGGCCAGTCTCACCCAATCGATCTTGGTCACGTTCGAGCGTGACGTGGTGCCCCCGAACGACCCTATTCTAAAGGGTCCGCACCGGCAGAACCGCAGCGCATATCGATTTCGCAACCGCTCGGAAATCGTCTTGGCCGGCATGGACGAGCCTGAGCGGATCAAGTCGTCGGAATATGACCTGATCATCGCCTACGAGGCGATCGAACTGAACGTGGACGATTGGGAGTTGCCGGTCAGTCGGCTCCGCAATTACGCCCAGACCACTGACGGCCAGTCTGTGTACCAGCAGGCGATTGCCGAGTGCAATCCTGGAGGACCGGATCACTGGCTGATCCAGCGTGCCCGTGCCGGGAAAATGCGACTGCTTGAGACATGGCTAGAAGACAACCCTCGCTACTACGAATTACAGACCAAGACCTGGTCGCCCGAGGGCGAGGATTACATCCAGACGCTGGACAACCTCACTGGCGCTAACAAGATGCGTCTTCGGTTTGGGAGGTGGGTGGCGGAAGAGGGCGCTGTATTCGATCATGTTTGGGATCCGACGAAACACTGTATCCCCGCAGTACCGGTGGACGAGCTTGGCGACTCGGTCATCAAATGGCATTTCGCCGCTGTTGACTGGGGGTATCGGCATCCAGGTGTAATCCTGGTGTTCGGGGTGGACGAAAACAACGTGCTCTATTGCGTTTTACAGGTATATCGTGCGGAAATGACTCACCAGTGGTGGAAGGAGCAGGCCGAAGCCATCCAGCGTGAGTACCAGCCAACCGTGTTCGTGTGTGACTCCGAGGAGCCGGGCCACATCGAGGAGTTCCGCAGTGCTGGGCTGCACGCGATTAAGGCGATCAAAGACCGCAAGACTGGGCGCGAGTGCGTTGAGAATCGGCTGAAGCTAGCCCCAGACGGGACATGTGGGCTATACTACGTGAAGGATTCGGTGCGGGAATGGGTCGGGGGCAAGTGGATCTCTGGTGTTGACCAGAAGTTACTCGCCAAGCACGACCCAGTGAACACCGAGCAGGAATACTACCGCTACGTGTGGCCTAAGACCGCGGACGGCAGGCCAATGAAGGAAGAGCCGGTTCCACGTTACGACGACGGGATCTCCTGTACTCGCTACGCCTGCATGTATGCTGAGCACATGGAGTTCGTGCCAGAACCGTCTGTTTTGGATTATGCCTGGGGCACGGCGGGGCAAATTGCGGGGCATGCAGAGGCGTTTGGCGAGCAGGTTCCCGCGAAGGTCGACCCATTTAAGTAGGACGTAATGGTGGCTGGAGCGAATGTAATTGCCGGGCCGGTGGACGGGACGCACATGGAGCCTCGCCGCGACGGGGCCTGGATGGAGGTCTTAAGCCACACCCGCTTCATTCATCGGTATATATTTCATGGTGATCGGTGGTATTATCGTGGTTGTGTTGGTAGAGATGCGGCGACCGAAAAGCCCGGCGATACGCCTCTAGACTGGCAGGATATCGATAGTTAAACGGCACGGACGCCGGACGGAAGCCAAGGATGGCGCTGAAAAACAAGCCTGCGGATTTACTGGATCACATCCAGGCAGCCGAGCGGTTGCGGGATAGTGTGACTAAGGGAACGGAAAAGATTGTCCGGGAATATCACGGCACGGGCTACAGGGCTGATCGTGAGCCAGAGAACCCGGCACCTGAAAATCATTACTACGAGTGGCTGTCGGTTGTGACGGCCAGCGTCGTATTTGATAACCCGAAAGTCCATGTCTCGTCCAAACGGTCAGGCGCTCACAAGTTCGCCATTAGCGGGATGAAGCACGTTTTGGATTGGTGGGCAAGCTCGGTGATGCTCTGGCATACGCTCCGTCGTATTTTCGTTGACCAGTCATTCAGCTACGGCGTGGCGTTGACGACATTCGAGCCAATGCCCGGTTCCAGGCGGGTCCGCATGGAAGACGGCAGGTGGATCCAGGCCAGGATGCCAAGTTGCTGGCGAATAGCACCGCATCGTTGGTTTGTCGATCCTGAATGTGACGACTACACCGAACGCCGGTTTGCCGGACATATGTGGCGTCGGGACAAAGACGATTTACTTGCCGACCCGAAATACAACAAGGAAGCGATCGAGGCCATTGCTGCGGATGCCGACCTTGACAAGTGGCAACCAGACCAGCGAAGTGCGGACCAGATCGGTCGCGATCAGATCCTCGGCTACGAGTTGTGGATCCCCGAGATCGGAGATGCCGAGGACGATTTGCACCACGGCACGCTCTACACTCTGGCCACGGCCCAGAACCCGAGCAACCATGAGAAGTTCGCCGAAGCGAAGTTCATCCGAGAGCCACGCCCGTTCTTTGGGCCTCGGTCAGGGCCGTACCAGCTATTCGGCACCAATATCGTGCCCGGCTGCCCGTATCCTCTGAGTGAGTTTGCGGCCAGTTATGCGCAGGTCCAGGAGCTTAACGCCCATGCGGCCTCGGCAGCGAGCAGTGCTGCGAATTTCAAGAAGTTCGTGGGCTATGACGCTGGGAACCAGGCGGTCGGCAAGGTGCTCAAGAATGTCCAGCACGGCTCTGTCGAGGGCATCCCGAACATGGGTGAAGGGGCCGTTAAGCAGTTTGAGCTTGGCGGCGTGTCGCGGGACCAATATCAGTATCTTCAATTTTTGCACGAACGTAAGGACCGGACTACGGGTTTGAGCGAGACATCGCGGGGCAGTCCACAGCCTGACGTGACGGCTACGGCTGTTGCGGATGCCGCTTCCCAGCGTGACAGTCGGCTGGCTACGATTCGCCAGATATTCGTATCGAACACGATTGCAATTCTTCGCAAGGCCGGCTGGTACTTCTTCCATTCCCCATTCGCCGTAACATCGTTAGGGCCGGACGCCATTGCCGACTTGGTCCCACGCCCTGACTATCTCCCTGCCGAATCCGAGGCAGGCAGCGTAGCGAGAAAGTTCGGATACAACGACCAGGCGACCCAGGACGCACTGAGATGGTCGCCTCGGATCCTGTTCGCTGGCGGGCCGTCAGATCGGCCATTGGCGCAGACTGGCGAAGAGGACTGGATTGTCACGCCCAACTCGTCTGGCTTGATGTTTGAAGATATGGATATGGATATCCAGCCTTACTCGATGGGAAGGGTCAGTGAGGTGGTGCTACAGAAGCGGCAGCAGGACAAGATCCAGCTACTGGCGACACTGGCACCGGCGATTTTGCAGTTCCCGTTCATCAAGTGGGAGTCTGCGTTGGGTGACTGGCTACAGTCGCTGAACATAATTGACACCGAAGTCATTGACAATGAGATACTGGAACAGGTTCGGCAGGGCCACTTCGGGCAACCTGCCCAGCCTGAGCAAGCCCCCGGCGAGGCCGCTGCTGCTGGGGGCCCGGCCCAAGGCGGTCTGGACGAGGCACCGCCAGCGGTACAGATGGCCAACGAAGAAGGCCAGGTATTGGGGCAGGCTGTTAACGTGGGGTGACATGGCGTGTATTACGTTGAAAATTGGCGAGTCGATTCAGATCGGGGACACTGCCAAGGTGGTGGTGAAGAACGCCATTAGTTCGGGCCCAGGCCGCAGGGCCAGGGTGACACTGTTCGTTGAGGTGCCGGACAAGACGGTCCCAATACGACGGATCAGGGCGGAGGAATCCTTGACGAGGCAAGAGACTGGGGTAAGATTGGTCGAAAGCGCACGGTAGCGCCACATCCGGCACGGTGAGCCCAGACACGGACGGCTGGCACGGTGATATATCAATTCAAG